CTGGCGGAGAGCCATTGTTAGGGTGGCAACGTGCATGGCCTAAATTGATTGAAGAATGTGCTGCCAATGGGCTAGTTAATGTAACATTCGAAACTAACGGAACCCAAGATTTAGATCCCAAGTTTGCAGAGTGGTTACGCCACCAATCAGATGTTAATGTTACATTCTCTATCAGTCCTAAACTAACCTGCTCAGGAGAGACGTGGGAAGATGCTATTCAACCCACTACTGTTACTTCGTATTCAGAAGTAGGTAGTGCATACTTAAAGTTTGTTGTTAGCACACAACACGATGTAGAAGAAGTAGATCGTGCAGTATCAATATACAAAGACAGTGGATTTACCGGATTAGTATATTTGATGCCAGTTGGGGGTGTTAATAACTTGTATCATCTAAACACTAAACAGGTTGCACAACTATCAATGGACAAAGGTTATAAATATTCGCCTAGATTACAAGTTGATATTTGGAACAATGCTTGGGGAACTTAATGATAAAAGAATTTTTTAAAAAACTGTTTGCCAGTGCGCCTACAGAAGAAACTGCCGCTGTTAAACCAAAAACAGAAAAAGAACTAGCTACCGAAAAGGGAGAACCTTGGGTAGCTGTATTAGATACTAAAGTTAATATTCAAAATCCAAGAAACGGATTTTTCGAACTTGACTGGAACGAGCCATTTATTGCCATGTTAAAAGCCAACGGCTTTCAAGGTGAAAACGATGAAGAAATTGTAGATCATTGGTTTCGAGAACTTTGTAGAAACATTCTTGCAGATGAAGGTATGTCTGAAAGAATGGCAGGGTCTATTAACGTTGTTAATATACAAGATGCTAAAAAATGACCATAGACTCAACTATTAAAAAATACGATTTTTCTAATATTATTACTCAGACAGACACTGAGCAAACCTGTGATATAGTAAAACAAATTATCGAGTCTGGAAACTATTTTGACAATAGCCCAAAGTATCAAACTAAAGAAAACTTATTTGCAAGACAAGAAGCAGTTTGGTTAAAATATCGAATGAGCTTTTTATTTGCGTGTTTTATGTATCTTGGGCGTGAAACCAAAGTTAAAGGTATTAACTGCTGGTCATTTATGACTAAACAAGATGACAATCAAGATCGCCAACAACTTTGGCATCACCATCATCATGACTTGACTTCTGACAAACTATCAGGTATAATGTATTTAAGAATACCGGACGATGTTACAAATTTTGATGAAAGTGGAACAGAGTTTACGCTAAGTGATCCTGAGAAAAATGAATCATTTTTTGTAAAGCCTGAATACTTTACATGGGTTATATATCCAAGTAAAGTTTGGCATAGGCCGGGTATTTGTCCTAGTAACACAAATCGATTTGTGTTGGCTGCAGATATGGAATTTTAAGCAATACATTAACAATTTATTAAAGAATCGAATATTTAAAATGTCATATATTTTAGTAGATACTGCTAACACATTCTTTCGTGCTAGACATGTAATCAAAGGTGATGCCGATACAAAACTTGGCATGGCCATGCACATTACTCTTAATTCGATTAAGAAGGCGTGGCAAGACTTTGAGGGGAAACATGTAGTGTTCTGTCTCGAAGGGCGAAGCTGGCGTAAGGATTTCTATGCTCCTTATAAACGTAATCGTCAAGAAACTCGCAGTGCAATGACTGTTAAAGAACAAGAAGAAGATAAACTTTTTTGGGAAACGTTTGACAAGTTTAAAGATTTTGTAACTACAAAAACTAACTGCACAGTTTTGCAAAATCCTAGACTAGAAGCTGATGACTTAATTGCAGGCTTTATTCAGAATCACCCCGATGATAACCATGTGATAATTTCGACAGACAGCGATTTTGCACAATTAATTGCACCAAATGTTAAACAATACAACGGTGTAGCTGATACGTTAACTACACACGAAGGCATCTTTGATAAAAAAGGTAAAATGGTCATTGATAATAAGACTAAACAACCTAAAGCAGTGCCTAATCCAGAATGGTTATTGTTTGAAAAATGTATTCGTGGCGACACTAGTGACAATGTATTTTCGGCTTATCCCGGTGTTAGAAAAACTAAAATGCAAGAAGCATTTGAAGATAGAAACCAAAAAGGATTTGCGTGGAATAATCTCATGCTTCAGCGTTGGTTAGACCATGAAGGTAAAGAACACAGGGTATTAGATGACTATGAGCGTAATAAAAAGTTAATTGATCTTACGCAACAACCTGATGATATTAGAAATGTCATTGTTGAAACTATAACTAATCAAATTACTGAACCCAAAAGTATTGACCAAGTAGGCATTAGACTGTTAAAATTTTGTAACTTGTATGATTTACAAAGAGTTGCTGATAATATACAGCAATATGCAGAACCATTTCAAGCAAGGTATTCTAAATAAAAGTATGGAGAAAGAAATGAACTTAAAAGCAAAACCTATCGTAGATGGAAAGTTTTGGATTGTAGAAGATGATGGCGAAAGAATTGCTACTCTACATAAAAAAGAAAATAATAAATTTATGCTAAGTTCAAAAGACGGCGAAGCATACTTTAATAAAAAAGATGACTTGATTAAACATTTTGGTAAAGACTTTTTTCAAAGTAAAGTTAAGACCACTGTAGTTAACACACAGGATAAAGATGTGCATACATTTCCTGCGGCATGTAAACCGTATAATGCCATGTATGATGTTCAAAGAAAACTTCCATTATATACCAAGAGCTTACAAAGCAAAAGTTTGTATTGTGCAGGCTACTATGCCATACAGTTTAACAAAGGTTGGGTTAAGAGTTTCTGTCCTAAATTGATCACTGTGGAACGTTATGCATACAAAGGTCCGTTTAGAACAGAATTAGAATTAAAACAGGTATTAAGCAATGTCAAACCAGATTAACACCTATCCATTGTTGCAGTTTATTCAACAGGTAAAAGGTGCTGACCTAGCTAAACAAAAAGACATCCGAATAGACATTGTAACTGCTAAACAAGTCACAGCCGCACTCGCCGAAGTCCTAGCAAAGGTCAATCAAGACTATGATGTATTGTTGAAAAATTTACAAAAGAACACCGGTGAAAACATCACTGTGCAGTTTGACGGGGGCGGGTTCTCTAGTCAAAATTAGATAAATATATACGTAGTTTATGGAGAACCTATGAGTAGACCTAAACCGCGTATATTATTAGAATACGTTAACAAAAAGAATTATAAGTGCGAGCAAATACTCGACGCTGAAGCCATTTGGGCTGTTTTTTACAAGGATAAACCTTTTAATTTAAAAAGTTTTAACAGCCTTGTAAACTATCCTGGACCCAAATATAAAAAAGTTAGTTTCAGTAATCCCGGACATGCTGTTAATTTAGCTAAAAAGTTAAACAGTCAATTTCAGTGTCAAGATTTTACTGTAGTGGTGCTGACCAGCGGCACTATACTTAAATGATTACACAAGAACTTTATACTAAAATGTTCTTAAAAGAGTGGGGTAAAAGTGTTGACCCTGCAAATGTTCGCTTATATAAACACACTTGGTGGTTCAATACTAGAACCAAAAAAGAAGGCGGTCTGCGCCTAACAGACAAGGGATTTGACTTTTTAACAGATATATTAAAAATAGCATCCTACGAAGTTCCATTTACGGATCAAATTGAGTTAAGCCCGCAAGTCATCATATTTTTGGATAAATTTTTGGACTGCCCATATTTTTTAGATTATGCAAGTTTAACCGTTTTTTCGGAAAAAAAATCTTTTGAACTTTATATGTTTTCGGACGATATTCGAAAATACGGTCTGATCAAAGCCATAAACAAACAAAAAAAATCCGAAGATAACTAGCCAAAATACGTTGACAGACTCTGTGTTCTGTTATACAATAAGCACTTAAACAGTTTTTTACAAGGAGCTAGTATGTCAGAAATATCCACCCGCACTGTAGGACCTAAGGCCGCTAAACGTGCCGTCCAAAAAGCATTTAAACATAATCGTCCGTTGTTCTTGTGGGGTCCCCCGGGCATTGGCAAAAGTGAGATTGTTCACCAAATTGGAGCAGACATTGATGCTCACGTTATTGATATTCGTTTGAGTTTGTGGGAACCTACAGACATTAAAGGCATTCCATATTTTGATAGCAATACTAGCAAAATGGTTTGGGCTCCTCCTTCAGAACTGCCTGATCAGATCTTAGCAGATCAACATAAACAGATTATTTTGTTCATGGATGAAATGAACAGTGCGGCTCCTGCTGTTCAGGCCGCTGCCTATCAGTTAGTGTTGAACCGTCGTGTTGGCACTTATAAACTGCCCGACAATGTCTTAATTGTTGCCGCTGGCAATCGTGAGGCTGACAAAGGTGTTACATATCGTATGCCGGCTCCTTTGGCTAATCGCTTTATTCACTTGGAAATGCGTGTAGACTTTGACGACTGGTTTGAGTGGGCTACTACAAATCGTATCCACAAAGACGTTGCAGGCTTCTTACAATTCTCTAAAAAGGATTTGTATGACTTTGATCCTAAGAGCAATAGCCGCTCGTTTGCTACTCCACGTAGCTGGACATTTATTTCAGAATTGTTATCTGAAGATGATGGCGACGAGAACACATTAGCGGATTTGATCTCCGGTGGTGTAGGAGAAGGACTGGCAATCAAGTTTATGGCGCACCGTAAGGTTGCCGGTAAATTGCCTAATCCCAGCGACATTCTCAAAGGTAAGATTAAGAAAATGGAGACTAAAGAAATCTCCGCTATGTATTCTTTAACTGTATCATTGTGCTATGAGCTTAAAGATGCCGCAGATAAAAATGCCAAAGATTGGACTAGCCAAGTCAATAACTTTTTTGAATTTATGATGAATAACTTTGAAACTGAATTGGTTGTTATGGGCACCAAACTTGCGCTTACCCAATATCAATTGCCGTTGGATCCAGATGAGATTGACTGCTTTGACGCATTCCATGCCAAATATGGCAAGTATATTTCGGCGGCCACAGAGCGTAAATAATCATAACTCACTTGACACCGCCCCCGGGCGGTGTTATAATATATACATTAAACAGGAGCAAATATATGTCTAATGTCGATCCAATCCTTGATAAAATTGTGGTAGCTAGAATTGGCTTACTACTACGACATCCGTTTTTTGGTAATATGGCTACTCGCTTGCGTATTGTAGACGGCAGCGATTGGTGTTCAACTGCCGCCACTGACGGTCGTGCATTATATTACAATCGAGAATTTTTTGAAGACTTAACCCCTAAACAAGTTGAGTTTGTCATTGCACACGAAATCTTGCATAACGTATTCGATCATATGATGCGTAAAGATGGTCGCAATGCACAGATTTGGAATGCCGCCGCTGACTATTGTGTTAACGGACAATTGATCCGAGATAAAATTGGAGATCAAATTCCTAAGATTAAAATCTATCACGATACAAAACACTACGGTAAAAGTGCAGAACAAGTATATGACGAAATCTACGACGAGGAAGATGAGAAAAGTCTTGCCCAGTTAGGTCAATTACTTGACGAGCACATCGACTGGGAAGGTGACGGTGGTGGCGATAGCAAAGACGGTAAAAACAAAGGTCCAGGTCGTCCACAATATAGCAAAGATGAACTCCGTAAAATCCGTGACGAAGTTAAAGATGCTGTGATGCAGGCGGCGAGTGCGGCAGGTGCGGGTAATGTGCCGGCAGCAGTTGAACGCATGATTAAGGATATGACCGAGTCTAAAATGAACTGGCGTCAAATTATTCGCCAACAGATTCAAAGCACTATCCGCAATGACTATACATTTATGCGCCCAAGTAGAAAAGGCTGGCACATGGGTGCTATTCTTCCAGGCATGAATTATTTAGAGTCTATTGATATTGCCATTAGTCTTGATATGAGTGGGTCTATTTCCAACGAGATGGCGCAAGACTTCCTTGGTGAAATTAAAAGCATTATGGAAGAATTTAAAGACTACAAGATTAAATTGTGGTGTTTTGATACCAACGTATATAATGAGGATGACTTTGAAGCTCACAACGGTAGAGACCTTATGGAGTATGAAATCCGAGGAGGAGGCGGCACAGAGTTTATGTGTAACTGGAACTATATGAAAGAACACGATATTGTTCCTAAGAAATTTATCATGTTCACTGATGGATATCCATATGGTTCTTGGGGGGAGGAACAATACTGCGATACAGTATTTGTCATCCACGGCAATGACACTATTGTTCCGCCGTTTGGCACTGTAGCATACTATGACGCAGTTACTGAAGATTGATGCGGATGCGTTCTCAGCGGGTCAAATTGAAAGTAAGATTTGGGCCGCTGAACAATTGGAATCAATCGTTAACGATCTCAATACTGGGCCGCTAAGAATGTATGTTCTCGGCGGCTGGTATTCTCTTTTGCATTTTATTCTATCTGTTAGAAAAAACATTGATATTGAATATTGCAGAAGTGTAGATTTAGATCCCATAGCGTCTTACAATGCCAATAAAATCAACAATGCATGGGAAATCAAAGATTGGAAATTCCGGGCTTATCCGTCTGATGCTAATAAATTAGAATACACTTACGATACCGATAAAATTAATTGTGTTGTAAATACCAGCAGTGAACATTTTAAATCTAAATTATGGTATAATTTAATTCCCAAAGGAACTTTGGTATTACTACAAGGCAATGATCTTAAAATATCAGATCATGTATCAAGACCAAAATCATTGAATGATTTTATTAAAACTTATCCATTAACTGATTTAAAATTTTCCGGAACAATGAATTTTCAATTTAAAAATATGTCCTATAATAGGCATATGATTATTGGTATTAAATGATCAAACTTAAAGTAAATCCACTAAATGTATTCAAAATTAGGAAAGCCAATTTTCCT